CTGGATCATAGACAACTTCCGCTGTGATGTGTACGTGTACGAGGCCGAATACGGGGGCTTCGTCATCCACGTAGCCAAAGGAAGGCACACCGCCGACACGCCAGTCCCGGAGATTCCGAGCAACTGGCACGAGATTGACCCGCAAGACTTTCTCAAGGCGCACATGGCGCAGATGGCTTGGCTCGACAAAGCTGTGGTCATACCAATCGGCCTGCCGCACGACGGCGAATCATTCAACTTCGACACCGCCGCCGACTGCGCGACAAAGCTGGAAGAACTCAAAGCATTGGGATACCAAGTGCCCCAGTACGCCATTGACAACCTGAAGGAAGAAGCCAATGAGAATTGAAACCCGCTACGCCAGCGCCTGCGCGTCCAGCAGCCTCACGGTTGACCCAAGAACGGTGATGTCCGACACCGACGTTCTCGGAGCCTACGGCCTTGTCGCCAAGACTCACCCGCTGGCCGTGTCTCTGTCGCGCATGCTGTCCGGCGACAACCGAGAAACGCATGACGTGGTGCGCGAGCTGGCAGATATGATCTGGAAGCGTGCAAGAGGCGGGAATGCCAAGTGCAGCGCCGTGCAGGCCCAAGACATTGCCAAAGCCTGCCTTGCTTGGTGGCGCGACGGGGTTTGCAAAGCCTGTGGCGGGCACGGCAAAACGGTCATCCCCGGCACGCTGACATTGAGCGAGCACGATTGCCCCGTATGCCGTGGGGCCAAAAAGATCGCCTTCGAGCGCAATTTCCCACGAGAGTTGCGTGACCTCGCCGCATGGGCGCAGGCAACGCTCGAAAAGAATCTGGCCATCGCCGGGCCGGAAGCCAAGAAGCGGGTTGCGCCGCCATTGGACGAAAACGGCGGCAGAACTTTCAGCTGAAGGAAAACCATGACCATCGAACAAGAAATCCAAGCCGCAGGAGCCGACAAAGCCCCGCGCATCACGCCTGCTGACATTGAGGCGAACATCGCCAGCGAGCACTACTTCACGGCGACTGAGGCCTTGGTAGGTCAAACACGTGGCCCTGAGTGGCAGGCCACGCCTAAAGAACTCGACCTTCTGACTTTCTGCGTCCTCGTCCTGCGCAACGGCTTCACCGTCACCGGCGAGAGTGCCTGCGCCAGCCCTGAAAACTTCAACGCCGAGATTGGCCGCAAGATCGCCCGCGAGAACGCAGTCAACAAAATCTGGCCGTTGCTCGGTTACGAACTGCGCTCGAACCTGGCAATCATCGAAAACTTGAAATCAGGTGGTTGACGGTTTCGTACCAAGGATGGCCGAATCACGCGCAATCGTATAGAGACAGGGTGTTCCTGTCACAACAAGAGCGAGAACCTGTCGGTGGATAGGTGTCTCTGTACGATTGCCATCACGGGCGCGGATTGGGCCTGTCTATGCGGCATCTTGAGCGCTCAAGACGTAACGCCAGCAATAGCTGGGGCCAGCGGGGCACGGTAAGGCGGTCTTCGGATACCCTGCCAGTCCGCAGCCGTGATGGTCAAGCGCGAATTGCTCACCGGATGGTGTGGCAGGACAAGTCCCTTCGCGCAGGACTGGGGGAACCCGGTTGCCATACAAGCAGGGTCAAGCCTGACGCGCATTCCGGCTGAAAGCGCCGGAGCCAAATACAGCGGATGAGAGAGCAAGTGAACTCGCGTGGCTCATAACCACGATGCGGCTGGGGCGTTACCAGCATCCGCAACCAACCCAAAACCCGCAGCGCAAGACCTTCACGGCCAGCGCCTCGCCATTCTCTCCAGGCGAACCAGCGCAAAAGCTGCGGCTCATTGCACATGGGCCAATGTGCATATCCCGGCACTCAAACCCCGGCAGATGCTCCCGCCAAGGACTCTGCCGGGGAGCCGGAAGCAAAGATTGTCAGTTGTCTCCTGGTTGTTTCAAAGCAGCCTTCAAGCCCGCCTCGTGCGGGTTTTTTTTCAGGGAAAAGAAGAATGACGGAACCTGTATCGCCAGCAGCCGTTACCGTAACAGTGGCTGCGGGCGGTGCGCCCGTAGTACTGGCGGCAACATTGCTCAACCCCAATCTGGCCGAATACGGCATTGTGGCCATGAGCGCGTTTGCCGCCGCACTGGTGCAGCTCAGTGCTCAATGTGGACTGACTCGCACACAGGGAGCGCTTTTGGTGTTCCGAATCCTGATGGTCAGTCTGGCCTTGACTGGAGCCGTGAGCTGGATGGTGCTGTCAGTGGTGACTCAGTATTTGGCCGCTGCCATGCCCGTCTCTTTTGCGCTCTCCATTGTCAGCTTTGCTTTGGGACTGGCAGATGGGAATTGGAAGGCAATCGGCTCATCAATAGGGGATTGGATTTTGCGTCTTCTCCCCGAGCGAAGAACATGAACATTTTCTTGCTCCCGTTTTGCGCTGCCATTGTGTATGCGTGCTTTTGCCGTCTCTTGAAAACGGACGCGACAGTCAAAAAGTCTGTGCGCTATGGCTTTGTTGCGCTGGCTGTGAGTGCTGTGGCGCTGGCCTACACCGCAACGATTTTGCAAGCGCACTTCATTGACGCCGCCCTCTCTATGGCTGGATCAATCCTGTGGGTACTGATCGCCACGTCAAGCAGTTGGCGTGATGGCATCCCCGAGCACTACCAGACGAGAAAATGACGCCCCAAGACCTTGCCCTTTGCACTGGCGCTCGAATTGACCGTGCCACCACATTCCTGCCATTCATCGAAAGTGCGATGGAAGAGTTTGGAATTGACACGCCGGAGCGCCAGGCCGCATTTCTCGCCCAGATCGGGCACGAGTCGGGTGGGCTGCACTGGTTGGTGGAGCTGTGGGGGCCGACCCTGCAGCAAGTCCACTACGAAGGCCGCAAGGATTTGGGCAACACCGAACATGGCGACGGCTACAAGTTCCGTGGGCGTGGCCTGATTCAGATCACGGGGCGGGCGAACTACAAGGCCTTGGGCGATGCCCTGGGCGTGGATTTGCTCGTCGAACCCGAACACTTGGGCGAACCCGCATTCGCAGCTCGCAGCGCCGCATGGTTCTGGAAAGAGTACGGCCTGAATGAGTTGGCCGACAGCGGCGACTTCGCCAGGATCACCTTGCGCATCAATGGCGGGGTGAATGGGCAGGCCGAGCGCGTAGCCCTGTGGGAAGGTGCAAAAGAGGTATTGGCGTGAACCCTCTGATGTGGCTCAACCCTGGCCGATGGCTCATCGTCATCGCTGCCGTCGCCTCTCTGGCCATCGGACTGATGGTGTGGGAGCAGAAGGTGGAGCAGGGCGGATACGACCGCGCCATGGCAGATGTCGCAAAAGTCACCGCCGTCGCCGCCCAAAAAGCCCGAGAGACAGAACAAGCGAACGCCCAGCGCCAGAAAGAAGCCCAAGATGCACAAGAAAAACGCACACAGACACTGCAAAGCGCTCTTGCTGAGCTGCGCATTGAGCGTGACAGCTTGCGCGACGACCTCGACGCCCGTAGCCGTGGACTGCCCCAGGATTCAGGAGCCGCCTGCACTCAGTACGCCTCTACCCTCAGTGGACTACTCAATCAGTGTGCAGCAGGACTTGAGAGCATGGCGGGAAAAGCTCAAGGCCACGTCAACGACATCAAAGTGATGGTGGAATCATGGCCCAAGAACTGATCCTGCGGAGCATGTCTGTCGAGGATTTGAGAGAGGGAAAGCGGGTCATTTTCGCCGGGGATGAATACGTGTTCATCGGGCGCACCCCTGAGAAGGATGTCGTTCTCGCATCGGAAATCAAACGCAAACCCAGCAAGCTCGGGGAGCGCTACGGAACAGTCCCATACCGAGACGTGATCTTGGCCAACCAGTCTCTATGCTTTGTGCGAGCCTAGATCATGGAAATTAAAACAATCAGGGCAACAAAGCCGGAATTTTTCGCGGGGAAAACGGGAAACTTCCACGAGTTGTTTGCTTGGAAGTGTAAGTGGCGCGGATGGCAGATCGGGCCGCATCCATTCGCAAAATGGCACGGCGTCAAGTGGTGGATTGGCTTGAACATCATCCCAATCAAAATGACGTGCCAGTCGCTTGTTAGAGACGAGAACGGCAATCGCATGACAGTGCCATACGTAAGATGGATCGGACTGCGCTTCAGTGGGAGAGTGGCATGGCCGAGAAGTCAGTGAAGCGCAAAGGCCGCCCACCTACTGAAGTGCCAAAGGACAGGACTGAAGAGATTTGCACTTGGATCGCAGAGGGCAACACACTGCGCGAATGGTGCAGACAACCCGGTAATCCGAGTTGGGTGACTGTCTATAACTGGCTGAAAAAAGACTCGGATTTCGCTTCACGCTTCGCGTACGCGAGGGATTTGGGAGCTGATGCCATTGCCGAAGAGGCGCTTCACATCGCTGACACCCAGCAAGTAGGCGTGCGAACTGAAGAGTCTGCTCAAGGCGTAAAGACTGTAACGGAAGACATGCTGGGTCACAGAAAGCTCCAGATTGAGACGCGGCTGAAGTTGCTGGCTAAGTGGAACCCGAAGAAATACGGCGACAAGCTGGCCCTCGGTGGCGCAGAAGACTTGCCACCGATCCAGAGCAAGACAGATGCGACAGTCAATCCGTCCGAAGCCTACCTGTCCATGCTGGGCAAGAAATAGCACTTTTCGCGCATGGAGCTGCTGAAAACGCGGAGTGCAACCGGAATGGATTGCACAAAATGAGCATTTCTGCTGATTTTGACTGGAAGAACCCGGATTACGCGCCGATCTACCGCGAGCGGATGAAACGGCTGGCGCGGCTGCGCGAGAAGCCGGAACTGCTGGCTGGTGTGAAAGAGTATTACGCGGACGGGCGTGTTGTGGAGTTCATCAACGACTGGGGCATGACGTTTGACCCCAGGGCGATTGAACTTGGGCGCGAGGCAACGATGCCGTTCCTGCTGTTCCCAAAACAGGAGGACTTTCTGCGCTGGCTGCTGGCACGCTGGCAGGGGCGTGAAGATGGGCTGACAGAGAAAAGCCGGGACATGGGGCTGTCGTGGCTCTGCGTGGGCTTTTCTGTGTGGATGTGGCTGTTCAAGCCTGGGGCGGTTGTCGGATTCGGTAGCCGGAAAGAGGAGTACGTTGACGATCTGGCAGACCCAAAGAGTCTGTTCTGGAAGATCCGCGCATTCGTGTCGCTGCTGCCGCCAGAGTTTGTGCCTGCGGGCTACAACGAGAAAAAGCATGCGCCGTTCATGAGCATCAAGAACCCGGAGAACGGGTCAGTGATTGTGGGCGAGGCCGGAGACAACATCGGGCGTGGCAACAGGACGAGCATCTACTTCAAGGACGAAAGCGCGTTCTACGAGCGGCCCAGCAAGATCGACGCGGCGCTGAGTCAGACATCGAATTGCAAGATCGACGTGAGCACGCCAAACGGCGAGGGCAATCCCTTCGCCATGAAGCGCAAGAGCGGGCGGATCCCCGTGTTCACGTTCCACTGGAAAGACGACCCGAGGAAAGACAAGGATTGGTACGAAAAGCAGTGCGCAACGCTTGATCCGGTGGTAGTGGCGCAGGAAATCGACATCAGCTATGCCGCATCCGTGGCGAACGCATGGGTTCCAGATGGATTCGTGCAAGACGCAATGAGTCGCGGCCCAGCAGACATCGAGGAACCTGGCCCGCTGAGAATGGGTGTTGACGTGGCCAGATTCGGCGACGACAAGACCGTGCTGACGCTGCGCGGACACAGAACCGTGTACCCGCAGATCGTCCGCGAGAAGCTGGACACCATGGCCGTCGCGGCTGTGGTCAAGGACTTCGTGCTCACGCACAACGACGGCAACAACGTCAAACACAAGATCGAGCAGATCGCGGTGGACGTGATTGGTGTTGGAGCGGGGGTGGTTGACCGGCTCATGGAGTTCCCAGAGCTGGCGAGCATCCAGATTGTCGGCGTGAACACCGCCATTCGGCAGGACGATGGCAGGAACTACAACCTCCGCGCCAAGCTGTGGCGGGAAATGAAGGACTGGATGGACCCGAGGAACGGCCCAGTCAGCATGCCAAACGACCGTGAGCTGCAGACAGACCTCACGAGCCTGCACTACGAATACCGGCAGAGCCTGTTGCTCATGGAGAGCAAGGACGATGCCAAGAAGCGCGGAATCAAAAGCCCTGACAGAGCGGACTCGCTGGCCCTGACATTCGCGGAGCCGGTGCAGGCCAGGTCGATGTATGCCCACGCGGCACGAAAGTCTGTGGGCGGATGGCGCAGGAAATAGAGGATTCGAGAGACATGCAAACACAACTGATTGGCCCGACCGGCCATCCCATGATCGCCTTTGGTGGCGAGCACAGCTACAAGCAGTTCGTCAAGGGCGATGTCGTGTGCTCGTTGCAGTGGATCAACGACGACCCCAGCATGTGCCTGTGGAAGTTGTCCGAGAGCATGCTGCACCGTGGCGCTTACGTCATCGGACTGAGCGCCCTGCACAAATACGTGGAGAGCAACGGCTTTCCGACGCGCTACATGCTGGCGAAGCTGCCTGAAATAGCGCAGCAAATCGGGTTTGAAGTGTCCAAGGACTCGTGCATGCGGATTGCCGACGTGATTGCGGACGCTGCCGAAGACCTGTGCCGCATGCCGCCCACGCCCGGGGACGTCCACGAGGCCAACAGGCCCGAATCTGTCGGTGAAATGCAGATCAAGTTGGGCGGCAAGATCATTCACGAGGCCGAAGTCTGATGAGCGAAATCACGAACGTCAGGGCAGAAAGCCCATTCGACGATCCGAGCCGCATGGGCTTCGAGCCTTCGGCCAAGACGCGCAAACGGGCAAAAAGCCGCCTCGAATCCGAGGAAATGCGCCGCAGTCACGGGCAATTGCTGTCGTGGTTCCACGAAGAGCGCGATGTCCAGAGCTTGAACCGCTACCAGATGGCGGTGGACGAGGACTACTTCGATGGTCTTCAGTGGTCCCCGGGAGATGCCCAGGATCTGATTGAGCGCGATCAGGCTCCGCTTGTGTTCAACAAGATCAAACCGACCATCGAATGGATCACGGGGACTGAGAAGCGGACCCGCATGGACTACAAGATCCTTCCCAGAGAAGAGCAGGACGAACAAGCCGCCGAGGTGAAGACCAAGATCCTGAAGTATCTGAGCGATGTCAACTCCAGCGCCTACGCGAAATCAGATGCGTTCCATGACGCTGTGGTGGCTGGCCTCGGCTGGATCGAGTGCGGCATCAACACGGACCCAGGCGAAGAACTCATTTTTGAGGGTTACGAGAGCTGGCGCAATGTGCTGCATGACAGCAAGGCGCTCAATCGCAACCTGACCGATGGGCGCTACCTGTTCCGCTGGAAGTGGCTCGATGAAGACGTGGCGTGCCAGCTCATTCCTGACCGCGCCTCCATCATCAAGTCATCTGCTCTGACTGCCGACGAGATTGCCGAGCGCGACGAAGACATCTGGTACATGGGAGCTCGGACCAACACCCAAGAAGAAGACCTGGGGCTGAATACTCGCTCGCGGAGCATCAGGACATCGACAGAGGCCGGATTCAGCAAGCGCAAGCGCGTCAAGATCATTGAGGCATGGTACAAAGTTCCAGTCCAGTGCCAGGTGATGCGTGGCAGCGGCGTGTGCGACGGCGAAATCTACGATCCAAAGAACGAGAAGCATCAATCCGCCGTTGACGACGGCGCTGTCACTCTGTTCACGACCTCGTACATGCAGATGCGAGTGATGTTGATGACCGAATCCGACGTTCTGTACGAAAGCGAGACACCATATCGGCACAACGACTTCCCTCTGACCCCGATCTGGTGCTACCGGCGCAAGCGCGACGGCATGCCATACGGCAAGGTCCGGGACATCCGAGACGCGCAAGACGACTTCAACAAAAGGGCCAGTAAGGCCCTTTTCATTTTGTCCACTAACCAGATCGTGATGGATCACGATGCGGTCGATGCCAAAGACATCGAACTGTTGCGCCAAGAGGCTGCGCGGCCCGATGGCATCATGACAAAAAGGCGCGGGACAGAACTCAAACTGAATCAGGATAAGCAGCTCGCCGAAGAGCACCTGATGCTCATGGATCGTGATGCAAAGATGATCCAGGACGTGGCTGGCGTCACCGACGAGAACATGGGGCGCAAGTCCAATGCGACATCCGGCGTGGCCATCGAGCGCCGACAAGAGCAGGGCTCAGTCGTCACGTTCGGCATCTTCGACAACAAACTCTACGCTGACCAGCAGCACGGATCCAAGTTGCTGTCACTGATCGAGCAGTATTACACCTACCCAAAGGTGGTTCGCATCGTCGGCGACAAGAAGCCGATCGAGTGGGTTCCGATCAACCAGATCGACCCCCAGACCGGCGAGCGCATCAACGACATCACGGCCAGCAAGGCCGACTTCATTGTCAGCGAGCAGGACTACCGCTCCAGCTTGCGGGCGTCTGCCACTGAGCAGATGCTGGACATGCTCGGGAAGATCGCTCCGGTGATGCCACAAGCGGCAATGAACCTGTTGGACTTGATTGTGGAGATGTGGGACATCCCTAATCGAGAAGAGTTCGTAGCCCGCATTCGCAAGCTCAATGGGCAGACCGACCCGAGCAAGAAGCCGACTCCCGCAGAAATGCAGGCGCAGCAGCAGATGCAGGACCAGCAGCAGCGGGCGAATGAACTGAATCTGCAGACGCTGGAGCAGAACCTGGCCCTCCTGAAAGCCAAGGTCAAGGACACGGACGCGGCCCAGTTCGCCAAGCGCATTGACGGGCTGGCCAAGGCCATCGAGGCCGCAACCGCCGTGGCGCAAGTCCCCGCGATTACGCCCATCGCTGATGTGATAGCCCAAGGGGCCGGATACCAAGACCAGAGTGGGCAAGACCCAAACATCCCAACTGCCACAGCACTGGCCATGCCAGCAGTCAACCCAATGGCCACAGGAGCAATGCAATGAGAGCAATTTCCGTATCGGCTGAGTCAAAAAAGTGGCAGATCGAGCGCGACCTCGAAACCGTGATGGACGCCGAGCGCATCAAAAAGGACAAGACGCGCATGGCCGCAGTCAAGAAGCTGGCCAAGGAAAAGGCCGAGCAGCTTGAAGAGACGCTGGACACCGAACCCGGCGACAAGGACTGATTTTTTAACTGGAGACTGATATGCCACCCGAAATCAATGACGATGACCTCAAAGGACTCTCTGAATCGGAACGCGCCGCGCTTGCCGCTGACGACGATACCGAAATCCTGAACGACCTGGCCGACGACGAGGACGACGACACACCCGAAGATGATGCGTCGAGCGCCAGCAAGGAAGCGCCAAGCGACTCCAACGAAGGAAATGACGCACCTCCCGCCAAGGATGTCCAAGAGAAAGCGGCGGCGGCAGAAGATGCCGACATTGACGAAGGCGATGAAGACCAGCCAGTGGTCATGCCGACGCTGAATGTCGAATCAGTTGAAGGCATTGACGAAAAGATCAAGGCTGCACGCCAAGAGCGTTCTGAGCTGCACACGAAGTTCGCCGAAGGCTTCATTTCTGAGAGCGAGTACCAAGATGCGCTGTCCCAAGTGGACGACAAGATCGACGACCTTCGCTCTTCAAAGAGCAAAGCCGAAATCAACCAAGGCATCCAAGAGGCCAACCAGAAGGCCATGCAGGATCACCTTCAGCGCACGATCAACCGCTTTTTCGATGGCGTGAAGTCCACCGAGGGCATCGACTACAACGGCAACAAGGCGCTGTTTGCAGCCCTTGATGTGACCGTCAAGGACATCGCTGCCGCAAACCCGACGAAATCCAACACATGGGTGCTCAATGAGGCCCACGCCCAGGTGAAGAAGTCGTTTGGCATCGTGTCCGTGCCAAAAGGTGCGGCCAAGCCCGACGCCCAGAAACAGCAAGTCAAAGCCCCCGACTTGTCCAAGGTTCCGCCCAGCATCGCCCGCAAGCCTGCCGCCGCCGCGAGCGATGACGGTGGCGAGTTCGCGCACCTCGAAAAACTGAGCGGCATGGCCTTGGAAAAGGCTGTCGCACGCATGTCGCCAGAACAGCAGGCCCGCTGGGCAGAGGCTGAGTAATGGCAGAAAAGAGAACACTCGCA